TGTTTTATGATTATAGGTATTACAGGGTTTATTGGTAGTGGTAAAGATACTATTGCAGATTATCTTACTACATTTCACGGATACAAGCGTATTAGTTTTGCAGGTGCATTAAAAGATGCGGTAGCAAGTGTATTTGGTTGGGATCGTGAACTACTTGAAGGAACTACAAAATCTAGTAGAGAATGGCGAGAGCAATTAGATTTATGGTGGAGTGAACGATTGAATATACCTGAACTAACTCCAAGATGGGTATTACAACAATGGGGAACGGAGGTCTGCCGTAATGGATTCCATAACGATATCTGGGTAGCAAGTGTAGAAAATCAGTTACGCAAGGCCAAAGACAATATCGTAATCACAGACTGTCGTTTTGTAAATGAAGTAGATGCTATTAAAAATGCGGGCGGTGTTACTGTTAGAGTTGAACGAGGAGATCATCCTGAATGGTATGATGCTGCAGAGAAATTCAATTTAGGACCTGATGGTAATCCTATGTGGGCAATAAGTAAGGCTAAATTAGATAGACTAAAAATCCATGCTAGTGAATATAGTAGTGTAGGGTTGAATTATGATTATTATTTAGATAATAACGGAACTATCGATAATCTACATAGACAAGTTGAAAAATTAATCAACAGCTAAATCACCCCTACGCCAGGTAACTTCTTTACGTTTAATAACCTCTATACAATTTAAGCAGATAGTTCTGAGGTTATTAAATTTCACGTTTTTTAAATCCCCGTCTATGTGGTATACCACTGTCTGACTAGGATAGATACTGTGAAATCCACAACTATCACATGTAGCTTTTTTCTTGTAACCAGCTGTTTGCCAACTAGGTACTCTAGTACTTAATTTCTTTTTCTTTCTACCGCACTCATCACAACTAGTACGATAGTGTGTGATATCATTTCGTTTATAGTTTACTGCACAAACGTTCTTGTTACAAGTCTTACATATTGGTCTCATATATGTATTTATGCATAGAAACCTTCGAAGGCATAGTTATTGGGGTATTTTTATGATTCTATGCTAAATATTACTATGACGGGAAGAAACCCTATATAACATTTAAAGGAAAACAAAATGGCATTAAATTCACCAGGCGTACAAGTAAGTATCATTGACCAAAGTCAATATTTGCCTGCAGCTTCAAATTCAATACCTTTACTCATTCTAGCGACTGCTACTGATAAAGTAAATCCAACTTCTACTGGAACAATCGCTGCCGGTACACTAGCAAGCAACGCTAATAAGTTGTATCAATTAACAAGTCAACGTGATTTAGTAACATTGTTTGGCAACCCATTCTTCTATAAGACAACAGACGGAACACCAATTCATGGTTACGAATTAAACGAATACGGTCTACTAGCCGCTTACTCATTGTTAGGAGTTACTAATCAATGTTTTGTTCTACGTGCTGATATTGACTTAGCAGAAATGATTGGTACATTAACACGCCCTGAAGGTCCTCCTCCAGATGGCACATATTGGTTAGACACTACTAACAGTATGTGGGGTATCTATGAATTTAACGCAGATACAAGTAGGTTTGATGCAGTAGATCCATTGGTACTAGGAAGCCCTAGTATGTATACAGCGGGAACTAATCCTTATCCAAAACAATCTATCGGTAACCCAGGTGATTATGCAGTAATTCCAAAAGAGGCTACTAAAGGATCATTATCTGCTCATACATTCTTCTATAAAACAGCAGAAGGCCCAACGAACAACGTTTGGGTACCATTAGGAACTAAAGACTGGAAGTTATCTTATCCAACAGTAACCGGTACTAATACTCCTATTACATTGGTTGCTGGACAACGTTTGCGTATTAAAATTCCAGGTACTAACATTGATAGAAGTGTTGCAGTACCTGCAAGTCCTAATAACTCACTAAGCGGTAATAATGGCGCAGGTGGTGGTTTAGTAGACGCAATCAATGCATTACAAATTGGTGATTTATTTGCTAAAGCAGATAACGGTGCACTATCATTATATTTTGGTGCATATGGAAGAGAAAAATCAATAGAGATAAGCGGTTACGCATCTGAAACTCTAATAGCAGATTTAGGCATGATTCCAGATGGACATGATCCGATTGTTTCATATGCATATTTTAGTCCTGAGATAACATATGGTACAAGTGCTCAAATGCCATTATGGAGTAAAACTCAAGACAGACCAAGACCAAGCGGCTCTGTATGGGTCAAGACAAGCCAAACCGGTAATGGTATGAATTTAGCATTGAGTAAATATAGTCTTGCTAAAGGTCAATTTGTTGCACAAGAAATAGGTATATATCAAACTGAACTAAATGCAACATATGATTTAGATGTGACAGGCGGACAGGCTATTCCTGCAGGCACAGTTATTGCTAGTATTAATCCACAATCTGTTCCTGAATCAGCAATACAATTCCTTTACAGAAATACAACTGGACCTACAGTAGTAACCGGAACTGCAAGTCGTCCTGACTTGACTAATTATATAGGTTCAGACCTTAAAGTAGCAGTATCAACACCCGGATCTAACACCATAGTTAATACATATTATGTGCATGTTAGTGATGCAACGTTGGATACATTTGTTATTAATTGGGCATCTGCACAGATTCCTAATACAAAGGCAGTGATTACAAGTGATGGTTTGTTACAAATCACACATACTGCAGGTGGAGATATCTATATTGGTACAGTAAACCCAACAGGAACACCTTCAACATTAGGTGTAGCATTAGGATTTAGTATTGATGGAACACGCACTCTTGGTGTAAGAAGAGGTTTCTTAGACACATATACAAGTTCTGCATTATTACAAAATAGTACAACACGTGGCGTTGGTGCAGGTGCAGGTACAGGTGCTACGTTTGTGATTTCAAATGACAAAGGTCACTATGTTGTAAATAATATTGCAGCGACAGGTGCAAATTATCTTGCCGGTGATCACATTGTAATTACCGGTGATCATTTGGCAGGTATATCTCCTGGAAATGATTTAACATTGGTAGTACAATCAGTAAACGTCAGTGGTGGCATTACTAGTGTCTCGATATTGTCAGGTGATGCTAGACCAGTTTACCTGGCTACATTAAGTAATTGGTATCCATTAGATTATATTGCTAATGAGGGTATGCCAGCTGCAATGCCTAAACCACAACAATATTGGTACTATAGTACTGCTACTGAAGTTGACATCATGGTCAAAAAAGGTACACAATGGGTAGGTTATAAAAATACTGAATATGATACAACCGGACATCCAAAAGGTGCATTATTGACCGGTACAGGACCTACTAACACAGGTGGCGTAATCATATCTGCAAGTATTCCTACTACACAGGACAATGGAAATGCATTAGTATATGGTGATCTATGGTTGAACTCAGCAGATTTAGAAAACTATCCAAATTTAAGTCGTTGGGAAGAAGTTAATACAGTGGATCAGTGGGTGTCTATTGATATTACTGACCAAGTATCTAGTGCAGGTATATTATTTGCTGATGCACGTTGGGCAGTTAACGGTACAGTAGATCCAGTAGATGATCCGTTATCATCTATTACCAGTTTAACTACAAGCAATTATATAGATTTAGATTGTCCAAATGCACGTTCATATCCACAAGGTATGTTGTTATTCAACACAAGACGTAGTGGATTTAATGTTAAGCGTTTTGAACCTAACTGGTTCACTAATGCAAACTATCCAGATGCATATCCTGCAAATGATAATAACCCAGCACATACTCCTAAATTACCAGATGTTCCATATACATGGGTAAGTTCTAGTGGTCATAAGGCTGACGGTTCAGCATATATGGGTCGTAAAGCACAACGTAACATGGTTGTACAAGCAATGAAGGCTGCAATCAATACTAATATGCAGATACGTGAAGAAGACACATTCATTAACTTGCTTGCAGCACCTAACTATCCTGAATTACAACCAGATATGATTACATTGAACAATGACCGTAATCAAACTGCATTCATTATTGGTGACACACCATTAAGACTAGATGACCAAGCAAGTGGATTGACAAGTTGGGCAACTAATCAAATGAGTGCTACATCATCAGGCGAAGACGGTTGGGTAACACGTGATAGTTATATGGGTGTATTCTATCCTAGCGGCATCGCAAGTGATTTGACAGGTGCATCAGCAGTTGTACCATCTAGTCATATGGTATTGCGTACCTTCTTAACAAATGATACTATTGCTTATCCTTGGTTAGCGGCAGCCGGTGTACGTAGAGGTAATATTACTAATGCCACAAACATTGGTTACTTAGACGGCGCAACTGGTGAATTTAAGTCAATTAAAAATCGTAACAGCATTCGTGATGTATTGTATGAAAATCAAATCAATCCATTAGCATATTTTACTGGTGTAGGCTTATTGAATTATGGTAATAAAACATCATATGCAAGTAATAGTGCATTAGATAGAATTAACGTTGCAAGACTAGTATGTTATATACGTTATCAATTACAAATTGCGGCTCGTCCGTTTGTATTTGAACCAAATGATGCATTAACACGTAGTCAAATCACAGGTGTTGTTCAATCATTGTTTATTGACTTAGTAGCAAAGCGCGGTCTATATGACTATCTAGTAGTATGTGATGAAAGTAATAATACACCATCACGTATTGATAGAAATGAACTTTGGATTGATGTTGCAATCGCTCCAGTTAAAACGGCTGAGTTTATTTATATTCCAGTACGTATTGCTAATACCGGCGCAAATCTAGCAAAATTGATCAATGGCCAATAAGATAAATAATATTAAGGAGATATAAAAATGGCAACAGCCTCAAATTCACTGTTTAACATGACAGTAGGGTCAGACAATACCCCTAGTTCTCAGGGCTTGTTGATGCCTAAGTTACAATATCGCTTTAGAGCATTATTTCTTAACTTTGGTGTTGGTGGTTCTACTCAAGAATTAACTAAACAAGTTATGGATATTCAACGCCCTCAAATTCAATTTGAAGAAATTGAAATTCCAATATATAATTCAAGAATATATATTACTGGTAAACCAACATGGCAAGAGACGGTAATCAACTTGCGTGATGATGCAGCAGGTAACGTAAGCAAACTAGTAGGTCAACAAATTCAGAAACAATTTGACTTTGTTGAGCAAGCAAGTGCTGCTACTGGACAGGATTATAAGTTTCAATTAACTTATCAAGTACTTGACGGTGGTAACGGTGTACTAGTTCCTAACACATTAGAAACATGGGAATTATATAGTTGCTTTATTAAAATAGCAAACTATAACAACATGGATTATAAATCTAATGATCCAGTAAGCATTCAACTATCAATTCGCTTTGATAATGCAGTTCAATCACCATTGTCAAGTGGTATTGGTACTACAGTTGGTCGTGCATTCGGTGGTACTGCTGTAACAGGTATCGGTACTACAAGGTAATAAATGGCTGGCTTCTTTCAGCAGTTCGGCTCGGACGTCTTAAAGGGCTTTTTAACTAACGATTACTTGCGTGATTATACTCACGCAAGTAAAACCTTTGTCTCAAA